AGTAAAAGAATGGTGACATTCTTTACAAAGAAATCTCTGTTTTTTCAAGGCAATGATGATGGGATAGTTTTGAAAAGGGAGATATCGAACTTTTGTTGTTTTAAAACCATTTTTTACAGTTGTTTGAGAATGACAATGAGGACAAGCGCAGGTATCTTTGGTTAAAGTAGCATGTAATACTTTAGAGTAGATTTGTTTTTTTGAATTCTTTGAATGTCATCCTCTAAAAAATATAAATTAGGGTCTTGTAAATCGAAAAGAACTTTGATAAAATCTGAATGAGACAATGAAATCACTCCTTTTAAATTGGGTTTCGCGATTACATTTTAACAGGAAAATTTCATTGTCTCCACTTTTTTTTGTAAAAAAAAATGGTATTGAGGAAACATTTCTCATCAACACCATTTATTATACAACCGAAATTTTTTTAAGTTTATAAATACCTTTAAATAGTATATATAGAAGATTTTCTGTTTGAATACCGAACGAATTTTTATTATGTATAAGCATTTTAACTTTCTTTGAAAAATGATAAAAATTCTATTTTTTTGAAATTTTAATTATTTTCTTACTCAGTATTCTGAAAATAGAAGTTTCCTTGTTCATAGTAGTTCTTATATAAAAATCTCATGTTAGTCGACGTTGACTCGTATCATCCATGTTGTATTCATATGTGTACTTTCTTCGACACATGAACTCTAGTATTACTCCCATCATAATAATATCATAATCACAGAAACTTGAGTTATTAAAATAACTACTTCACATTTTCTCCTAATAATTTATGTATTTCACTATCTCATCTTTATTCCTTAACTTTTAAAACTAAGTCTCGGGAATATTGTTATTACCTTATAATACTCCAAATAATCCTCTCGTTATATCTCCTAAAGTATCTCTCCTAGATTTACAGCTTTTAATACCGTATTCTTATAATTTTTGTCATTGATACACACATCACAAACTACCTCCTAAAGCATTCATAATATATTGCTCTTCCTACAAAGTATCGAGATGTTTTAATCTTGAAAATTTTTTGTACATTCCAAATTCTCTAAGATGTCTTTTAAATTTTTATTTATAATCAGACTTTTCACTATTTCCACATAAATTCTGCAAGCTTCTTTTGAAATAGAGTGAACATGTGTAATTTCTGAACTCTTGTCAATCTCGTCATTTGTACAATTACTAAATCTTTTTTTCATATCTTCCATATTAATTTGTCTTTCACTTTGTTTTAAGGAATCTAAAGTTGTCAACATCACGGTGATGTCGTCGGACGAAGTTCCAGTAACCTGATTATGTGTACCATATCCTTACGTATTCTCTTACAATGAAAGCTCCCTTTTTTTAATTCAAAAGAAACTCTCAAACAATCTTCAATAATGAACCCATATATTGCAGATTTTTAATCCAACATAACATTTTTACCTCTTTTTTAGTTATAGTTCAAATTTTAATATAAATTCTAAAAATACTCTGATTTGTTGAAAAAATAGCATGTTTCCAGATAGTAAGAAAATTTATATTCTACTCTAGTAATACTCTAATTCCTTGCCAAGCTTTCAACATTGCAGGACACCGAAGATTTACATTCTACTTTAGTAATACTCTAATCAAGTTTTTTCGAAATAAGATTCCTCCTTGCCCATATTTACATTCTACTTTAGTAATACTCTAATTAGTGTCATTAAGTCATTAGAAGAAGGAAAAATTCCAATTTACATTCTACTTTAGTAATACTCTAATTATTACTACACTTGAAGGAGATATGAAGGCTAATTTATTTACATTCTACTTTAGTAATACTCTAATTTTTTTGAGTTGGATTTGTCAAATCTACTGTTAACAAATTTACATTCTACTCTAATTTAAATCAATCGGTGATTTTCTATTGATTTCAAAGGAAATCTATTTAAATATTTTGTCTTTGGTTCTAAGATGGTTCTATTATTTTTTAGTGTACAAAAAGAGAGTTTATTCTCTCTTTTTTTATTTTTATAAGGAGGTTGAAATGGAATTAAGTTTAAATTTTTTAGACAAAGAAGAAAAGTTTCCAATTAGTATTTATGACAGTGATGAAATAAAAATTGGAGAAATACTTGAGCTTGGATATGAAGATGAGAAGAAAAAGTGGGTAAAAATATCGAAAATGGAAATTTTAAAATCATTACCTGGAACGAACGATAAGGTTGTGGAACTTACTTGTAGTCCATTGAGCATTGAAGAAAGAAGAATGATTATTGAAGCATATTTGAAACGAGGTGGAAAAGAATGAATATTACCAAACACGCTATGATGAGATACGTTTCTAGAATACATAAAATAGCAGGAATTAACGAAAAAACATATGATAATTTTAAAAGAGATAATGAGACATTGATTTCTGAACTAGAAGAGAGATTACAAGAAGAATTTCTAAAATCCGAATTTTTTATAAAACAAAAACATGAGGGACATCAAGAAGCTTCTTTTTATATTAACGAGGATAAAATGATGACTTATGTTGTTGTGAATGGAAATATGCTTACTTGTTATCCAATTGACTTTAATTTAGATGAAATTGGAAATATAGAAATGTATCACACTTTAAGAAATAGTTTTAATCGAGAAAAAGAATTATTAAAAAATATGGAAGAAAATTCTGTAATTTCAGAAAAAGAAGCAGGAATAAGAGAACTAGAGTTAGAAATTCAAATGCTATTTTCTAAACAAAAACAATTAGAAAAAGAAAAGAGTACCTTAGAAAATGAAATTCAAATTGAGAAGTTAAAAATAGATGATGTGAGAAATAAAAGCTCATACATAGCAGAAAGAATTTTAAGAAGTTGCAAAAAAGGATTGTAGTGATGTGAAATGAAAGCTTTGAAAGAAATGTGTGATATTATGCTTGAAAAAAGAATTATAGAAAATTTTGAAATTACAGAATTTGGAGAAATCATTGCTTATACAGAAGAGGGAATATCGCTACAAAAAAAAGATATTCAAAGGATCTATAACTTAACTTTAGGAAAAAAGGAGAAGAAAAATGAATGTGTATGAAGCGTCAAGGAAAAGAATTCAATATGCTATTTCTGAATTTGACAATATTATTGTATCTTTTTCTGGAGGAAAAGATTCAGGAGTGATGTTAAACTTAACTTTGGATATTGCAAAAGAAATGAAAGTTTTACATAAAATTGGGGTATATCATATGGATTATGAAGCTCAATATCAAGCTACTACTGATTATGTTACAGAAGTGTTTCATTCTTTACCAATAGAAGTGAAAAAATACTGGGTATGTTTACCAATTAAAGCTCAATGCAGTGTTTCAATGTTTCAATCATTTTGGCAGCCTTGGAAGTTTGAAGATAAAGAAATATGGTGTAGAAAATTACCTGAAAATTCCATCAATGAGGAGAATTTTCCATATTCTTTTGATTATGAGATTTCAGATTATCAATTTAATATTAAATTTGGCAAAGAAATAGCAAAGAAAGGAAAAACTTGTTTTTTAATTGGAATTAGAACACAGGAAAGTTTACATCGATACAAAGCAGTAAATAAGTTTGATGATAAAAATGAGTATGAAGGGAAAAAATATACCACTAAAATAAGTGAGAATCTTGTAAATATTTATCCAATTTACGATTGGCTTGTTGATGACATATGGATTTATAATTCTAAATTTCAAAAGAGGTATAACAAAATCTATGACTTGTTCTATCAAGCAGGATTAAAAGTAAATGCTATGAGGGTTGCAAGCCCTTTTAACGATGCAGCACAAGACAGTTTAAAACTGTATAAAGTAATTGATCCTAACAATTGGGGAAAATTAGTCGGAAGAGTAAATGGAGTAAATTTTACTGGATTGTACGGTGGAACTACAGCAATGGGTTGGAAAACAATTAAGAAGCCGGATCATTTCACATGGAAAGAATATATGTATTTTTTGCTGGACACTTTGCCTAAACATACAAGAGAAATTTATCTAAAAAAATTAGAAACTTCCATAAAATATTGGACTGTAACTGGGGGAGCATTACCCAAAGAAATTGCAAAAGAATTAACAGTAGAACATGAAAATTTAGGAAAACCAAAAAATAATAGAAATTATACAACAGAATACGATGTAATACGTTTTAAGGATTATTTAGATGAAATAGAAATAAGCAAGCCTAATTTATTACCTACATACAAAAGAATGTGTATAGCAATACTTAAAAATGACACAAGCTGTAAAACATTAGGCTTTGGACAAACAAAATATGAATTAGAGAAAAGAAAAAATATTATGGAAAAATATAGAAATTTATAGGAGGTATATTATGTATCAAAGTCCAGTTTATAACATAAAAAAAGTTCCAATTGAGAAAGTTCAAGCAAATTCATACAATCCAAATAGTGTTGCTCCCCCAGAAATGAAATTACTTTATCAGTCAATTAAAAACGATGGCTATACAATGCCTATTGTTTGCTATTATTTAAAAGATATTGATAAGTACGAAATTGTGGATGGATTTCACAGATATACAATTATGAAGAAGCATAAAGATATTTATGAGAGAGAAAATGGTTGCTTACCTGTTGTAGTTATAGATAAAGACATTTCAAACAGGATGGCTTCTACAATACGTCATAATAGAGCAAGAGGAAGTCATTCAATTGAGTTGATGACAAATATTGTATCAGAGTTAGTAGAAAGTGGAATGAGTGATGCCTGGATATTAAAAAACATTGGAATGGATGCTGATGAATTACTGAGATTAAAACAATTGTCGGGATTAGCCAGCTTATTTAAAGATAGAGAATTCAGTAAATCGGAAGAGGAGTAAAAAAAATGTGGTTTGAAATTTATTTACAGTATTCTGACATTATTTTAGAAACAGAAAAAGCAGTTTTGATTAGATTACCATATGAAAACATAGAGGAAGCTTGTTATTTTTATTATCCGAAAGCATTGATAAAAGAAAAAAAGGGTAAAAAATATTTAATATTTATGTGGGAAAAACCATTTGTGAGAATTTATTATCGAGAAGGTAAAAGAGGAAAAAGAAAATATATTTACACAAATGAAGATAGAAGTTTACGAGAAATTATGTATGATTTCGAAGATAGAACACCAACTCATTATGAGCAAAAAACAGAATATTTTAAGAGAAGAGCAAGCAAAATAACAATTCAGAAAGTGGAGGTTCCAGATGATTTACGAGATGAGTAAAGAGCAATTAGAGGCAGTTGAAAAATTAAAAAAATTAAAAGTAGGAGCTTTATTTATGGAAACTGGAACAGGTAAAACAATGACTGCTCTACAGTTATTTAATGACAGATTTCAAGCAAATAAAACAAATCATTTAATTTGGCTTGCGCCATTGAATACAAAAGACAATTTTTGGAAAGAAGTAAAAAAATATGATTTTGAAAATTTACCAATTACATTTTATGGAATAGAATCTATTCGGCAAAGTGGAAGAATTTTCTTAGAAGTTCTTAACTTAGCGAAAGAATTAGAAACATCATTTATTGTTTTAGATGAGAGTTTAAAAATAAAAAATTACGTTCAAGTTTCTCAAAGAATTATTAAAATTGGAAGATACTGTAAATATAGGCTGATTTTAAATGGTACATTAATATCTAAGAACTTTTTAGATCTTTACAATCAATTAGATTTTTTAAGTCCTAAGATTTTAAATATGAGTTTTCTAGAGTTCAGAAATCGTTTTACAGATGAAATTATTGTAAAGAAAAATGGAAGAGAATTAAAAAGAATTGTTTCCGACAATGCAAATGAAGAAGCTTTATTTAAAATGATTGACAATTATATTTATCGTTGTGAATTAGTTTTAAACTTAGAACGAGAGTATGTGAAATACTATTATGATTATTTTGAAAAAGAAGAAGAGTATAACAAAATTAAAGATAGAATGCTAGATGACTTGGAAAGAGGAGGATTTCATTTCTTAGAATATGCTCAAAAATTACAATCTATTTATGCAGTAACAGAAGATAAGAAGAAAGTTTTTGAAGAGATTTTAAAGGAATATCCAAAATGTATTGTATTCTGTAAATTTATAGAATCTCAAGAATATTTAAAAGAGAAATACCCGAATATTTTAGTGTTAAGTTATCAAAAACATAGTTTTGGACTCAATCTACAAGAATACAATGTAATAGTATTTTGGGATAAGACTTTTGATTATGCTACTATAGAACAAGCAGAAGCTCGTATTTTTAGAATTGGACAAACAAAGTCTTGCACTTATATAAGAATGCAATGTGATTGCGGGTTAGATAAAATGATAGCTGGAAATATCTGTAAAAAAGGAAATATGTTAGAAAATTTAAAAATAGAATTTATGAAACAAATAGAAGAGAGAAAAAAGGCTAGTTTGACCTAGCCTTGTATAATTTTTTGTATTTCTTCAATACTACTATGACTAATTAAATAGAAGTTGTGAGTAACACTTTTTAGCTTATTGAAAAAAATATGGGAATTTCGAGAAGTGTCGAAAATAATGAGATCATATTTCTTAATTCCGGACATAGATTTCAAAATATCTTCACTACGAATAAAAGTAATAGGAAGATTTGAGCTTTTTATCTTTTCATATGTCCATTTTCCACCTAAAACAACTATATTTTTAGGATTCATTTTTGGATCTTTAGGTGGAATTTCTTGCGAAATTTCTAATTCTTCAACAATGGTTTTGTTTATGTTTAACTCGTTTTCTAGTTCTTGAAGTTTTAGTTGTAATTTTTCATTCTGATATTTTAAATAATAATTTTCTTTTTCTAATTCTTTATTTCTTGCTATTAAATCTTCATCGTTTGTTACAATGATTTTTTTCTCTAATGACAACTCCAATTCTCTTTGTAATAGCTCTACTTTATTTTTTAGACTTTGATTTTCTTTTGTAACAGAAGAAATTTCGGGAGTTTTATTTTGCCATTCTTCATACATTGCTGCGATTTTCTGTAAATATGTTTGCAATAAAATGTAACTTTTTTCAGCTTTATAATGTGTTTCAAAAATTTGTTCTAGATACTTATAAGCAAAATCTAATAATCCTCTTCTAACTTTATAGCCACCTTCTATCTTTTCTGCTAAAAACTTTTTATATAGCTCTTCATCACTTATATTTCCAATATATTTTCCATTTAGATAATGTTCTAATTCAATCATATAGCTTGTCATTTGAGTACAATCATTGTAAATTTCCTGTAGCTTTTCATCTTGCTTTGTATCGTAGTTTTCTAAAGTTTTTAAATAAAAGCTCTCACAAAAAGCATAAACAGAATCTTTTGGGACATTGTTAGAATTATAATAAAGTAAAATCATTTCCGGAGCAATTCCATCTCCTCTTTCCGGAATAAAATAATCCTTTTCAAATTCTTTTTTTAATTCTTCAATTGAATATGACATATATTTTTCTGTTCTACTATTATTTATTTTTTGTAATTTATTAAAATAAAAGGCTCCTTTTTCAGAAAAGTCAAGAATTTCTGTAAAAACTTTTAATATATTTTCATTGTAATCCTTATCTAATTTAAAAAGAATAGAAAGATCTGTTTGGGAAAAATTGTCTACCAATAAATCCATGATAATTGTTTTATGTAATTTTAATAATTCTTTAATAAAGTTCTTTTGTTTTAAAGAAAATTTACTTTTAATTTTTTTCATATTATCACTCCCTCAAACTTATATTACCATATTTTTTATAAAATAAGAATACAATTGTAAATGTGTTCCCAAAAAAATAGGAACATTTTTCCTATTATGAGGAGGTGTAGAAATGAAAATTGAAAAAAGAAAGTTAGAAACATTAAAACCTTATGCAAATAATGCGAAGGAACATCCGGAATGGCAAATTGAACAGATAAAAGAAAGTATCAAGCGATTTGGGTTTAACGATCCAATTGCTATTGATGAACAAGGAAACATTATTGAAGGTCATGGAAGATACTTAGCAAGCATACAACTAGAATTAAAAGAAGTTGATTGCATTGTGCTAGGACATTTGACAGAACTAGAGAAAAAGGCATACATTATAGCTCACAATAAGCTAACGATGAACACTGGATTTGATTTATCTATTTTAGAGGAAGAATTATCTAATTTAAAAGAGAATAAAATCGATTTAGTAATTACCGGATTTTCTGAATATGAATTAGAGACATTACTATCTAGTAATGAATTAGAGTTAGATGAGGTTCTATCTGACGACGAAAAGAGCAAACAAGAAGAAAAAAGATGTCCTCATTGTGGAGGGATTCTATGAATTTGTATCTTGCTAGTTTAGAGAATGACTATGTAACAATTGAAACTATGATTGATGTAAAACCCTTGTTTGTTTTAGGAAGTTTTCACTATTTGCAGAAATTAAAACCAGGCATATTGCAACAGTATTTTTCATATATTAACAGCGATGATTGTAAGGGATTTATTTTAGATAGTGGAGCATTTAGTATGTTAAATGCAAAAGGAGGAGCAGAATCATTTCTTAAAAACTTGGATGACTATATTGAGAACTATATAGAATTTATTAAATTCTGGAATGTTAAGAATTTTATAGAATTAGATATTGATCCATTGGTAGGGTACTCAAAAGTTCTCAAAATAAGAGAGAAAATAGAAAAAGAAGTAGGAAGAAAAAGTATTCCTGTTTGGCATATTTCAAGAGGAATAAATGAATGGAAAAACACAGTAAAACTATATGAATATGTGGCAATTGGTGGAATTGTTACGAAGGAGATTAAGAAAAAAGATTATAAAAAAATATTCCTACCATTGCTAAAAATAGCTAGAAGTGAAAAATGTAATGTTCATGGGCTTGGTTTTACAGGAAAAGAAATCAATGATTTTCCATTTTTTTCTTGTGATAGTTCTACCTGGACGACTATAAATAGATTTGGAAGTATGCCTATTTTTTCTATTACAGAAAAATGCATTAAAAATAAGAGTATTTCAGAAAAAAGAAAGATAAAACTTGGAAATGAAACAAGAATGAAATTAACTAAGTATTCGATTATGGAATGGAAAAAATTTCAGATTTTTTTATTTAAAGGAGAAGCGAATTAAATGAGAAAAATTGTTTTAATTAATTGTGTAAAGAAAAAAAGAGCAGGAAAACATAAAGCCAAAGATTTATATGTGTCTACTTTGTTTAGGTATCAATTAAAATATGCGAAACTTTTTTCAGAAGAAATTTATATTTTATCTGCGAAATACGGACTTTTGGAATTGGATGATTATATTGAAAGTTATGATTTAACATTAAACAATATGAGTAATGATTCTAGGAAAAAATGGACCTGTAAAGTTTTAAAACAATTGCAAGAAAAAAATATTACTAAGGAGGATAGAATTGTTTTTTTATGCGGTAAAAAATATTTAGAATATCTTGCTGTGTATTTTAAGAATAATGAGATTCCTTTAAAAACAATGGGATTAGGAGAAAGGTTAAGATTTTTAAAAAAAGAAATAATGAAGAGGAGAAGGAATGAAAGAAAATAAGTTAATGTTTTTAAATTGTCTTTTTATTACATGTTTAATTATTGCTAATGTAATATCTAGTAAATTAGTGATTTTAGGAAATTACTTTGTTGTTCCAGCAGCGGTAGTAAGTTATGGAATTACATTTTTATGTACAGATATTATAGGGGAAATATGGGGAAAAGAAGAAGCAAATAAAGCAGTCAAGAGAGGATTGCTAACACAAATTATAGCAACTTTCTTGATTTTATTTGCAATCAAAATTCCAATAGCACCATTTATGTTAGACTTTCAAGAGAAATTTCAAGCTGTTCTTGGAGGAAGTTTAAGAATGACATTAGCAAGTTTGGCAGCATATGTAGTAGCACAAACAAATGATGTTTTTATTTTTCATAAATTGAAAACACTAAATGGAGGAAAATATAAATGGATTCGTAATAATGTTAGCACAATATGCAGTCAATTTTTGGATACTTCTATTTTTATCACAATTGCATTTTATGGAGTAGTACCAGATTTGTTTCTTGTTATTTATAGTCAATTTTTTATAAAAGTTATAATTGCTTTATTAGACACGCCATTCTTTTATCTATTTACAAAAAGTGAATAAAAATAATAAAAAAAGACAGAATATATTACAATTTTCTGTCTTTTTTTCAATTTCATTCTTCCTCTAATCTCTTCCAACCAGCGTCTATATTTTCAAAAAGCCACTCGTTGAAAATTTCTTGCAATTTATCTTCGTCTTCAAAAATTTTCTTTGCTTTTTCTTCTGAAAAACCATAGTCTTCTATTAAATCAACATCTTCTTCTACCTCTGCTCCTACATATCTTGTTGAAGCATAAAAATTTACTTTGTATTTACTCATTTTTTCCTCCTTTTTTATTTTTTTTAATAACGCATTTTCGGCTACGTTATTCGATATAAAAGTTTTTTACTCCCTTTCGGCATAAAAAACTTTTATATCTTTTTCGGCCTGAAAATCTTCGCTAGCTAGATAATCAAGTTCGTCTAAATAATAGCCGTCTGAATTTAGGTATAAAATAGCTAACAACTTAAAGGACTGTTAACGTATCCTTTTTTTATAGACCGAAAAGTTGATTTCTCAACCCTCGGTTTCCCCAAATCATACGAATTGCTCTTTGTAATTCGTTGTGCCAACGAATTGAGGCTGGAGCAATTTCTTTATGAGTTGTCTCAGTTTCGGCTCTGACAACTTTTCCTTTTTCAAGGTAGAAAATTGTAGAATGTACTACAAATCCACCTTTGATAAGTCTGAATTGGTATTGATGTTTATACCAATCTTTTTTTACATCAGGGAAGAATTCTCCCCTGATGTTTTTCCTTGTTATTTTGTTTTCTTTTCTCATTTTTCTACACCCCCTTGTATTCCCAAGTATTATACGATATAACTTCTTCCCCATTTAACAGATAAACCTTATGTCTAAGGTATCCGTCATAATGACCGTTGTATTTCCATTCGGAGTACTTTACAAATACTCCTCCCATTTTTTCGATTTCTTTGTTTGATAATTTTATTTGTTTCATTTTGTTCCTCCTCTTAATCTCTTTTCTTGAATATAGTATACACTATATTCAAATGTATGTCAACAACTTTTTTTATTTTTTTTAAATATTTTTTTATTTTTCAAAAAAGCTAGTAAAATCATAGAAAAATAACGAAATGTTCCCATTTTTTTGGGAACATTTTCTCTATTATAGAGAGTATGTTTTTATAAGGAGAAGTTGCGATGAAAATTGAAAAAATTTCTTTAGAGAAGTTGAAAATGTATGAAAATAATGCAAAAGAACACCCAGATTGGCAGGTAAAACAAATTATGAAGTCAATTGAAGAGTTTGGATTTAACGATCCTATTGCAGTTGACGAAAACAATGAAATTATAGAGGGACATGGTAGGTATTTAGCGTTAAAAGAACTTGGAATAAAATCATGTGATTGTATTCGATTATCTCATTTAACAGAAAATCAGAAGAGAGCATACATTATAGCTCACAATAAGTTAACAATGAATACTGGATTTAATTCTGAAATTCTTGCTTATGAAATGAATGCTTTAAAAGTAGATAATTTTGATTTAAGTGTATTGGGATTTGGAGAAGCAGAACTGAATAGCATATTTAATAATTTTGAAGATGATGACGAGGATGAACCAGAAATTATACAACCAGAGAAAAAATTGATTACTTGCCCTCTTTGTGGAGGGGAATTTGAAAAATGATAGAGTTAGCGAGTGAAAAATATAGGATTATTTCTATAAAAAGGACAGAAAGTGAAATATGGAGGGTTCTGATACCAGGAGATATTTTAGAAATAAAAACAACAATTACAAGAACGAAGAGAATGGATGGGAATCAAAGTGCTATGCAGATGAAAATCTATGCAAATGGTGTATATATGGGGAATTGTTCTGCAACAAGAACATATAATGCTTTACAAAAAATAAAATTAGAAAAAATATAAATTGGAGGGAGTATAAAAGAGATGAAAAAGCAAATATTTACTAGGAATGGCTTAAGAATTACTGTAGAAAATGAACGAAAGACATTTAGCGTTCTAAAAGCATATATGAAATCTTGGGGATTAGATATAAAAACTTCAAGACGAAATACAAACATCGGACACGAAGGAATGGAACAATTAATTCAATCTTTGTTAGATGAATATGCAAACTACAAGATAGAGATTTTTAATGAAAGACTTGAAGAGATAAAAAAAGAATTTAATAAAAAAACAGAGGAAATTCGATTAGAAGAAGCAGAAAATAGAGAAAAGCTTTTAAGTACTATTTTAGAATCCGAAGAGTTAATAGCAAAATTAAAAAACTCTGTCAAAGAAAAAGAGATAGAAAACATGAAAATAGAAAAAATGTACAGAAAAATGAAAATGGGTTGTATCGGAATTTCTGTAATATGTTCAACTGTTTGGTTGGCTATATTTTTGCAATATTTATATAGCATGTAGTTTTTATGGGGGATAAAAATGAAACGATATAAGTCACAAAAAAGATACTATGAAAGATTGAAGATGATATTGGAGCTTCAAATGCGAATAAAAGAATTAGAAAAAGGAAACGAGGATTTGCTGAAAGAGCTAAAAAAAAGTAAACAATTAGATATTGCTTGGCTTATATTTGGAATTGTTATTGTTTTGATTGGTTTAAATAGTTTAGTTTTTAATTAAAAGAGGAGCAGGAATGACACAGATTTTTATAGCTGGAAATGTTCCAAGTTCTAAGAACAGTAAGAGAATAGCGAGAATAAAAAATAAAAGAGGGAACATTGTGGCAACTAGATTGATTAATTCAGAAGTAGTGGAAAAATATTTAAAAACATATGCATTTCAATGGCATTTTGCAGGAAATGTAGCGGAATTTCATAGACAAATTAAAGGAAAAGAAAAACCTTACCGAATTGGATTTTATTTTATCCGGGATAGTAGAAGAAAATTTGACTATATCAATGCTATGCAATTGCCCTGCGATTTAATGGTAAAAGCAGGTTGGATAGATGACGACAATGCGAATGAGATTATACCAGTTTGTCTAGGATATGAAGTAGATAAGGGAAATGCAGGAGTAAGAATTGAAGTTTTAGAATAATTTAAGGCTAATGTAAAAAAAGGAGAATAGAGTTATGAACAATTTACAAAACAAAAACACATTTACATCATTAGAACTTACAGAACTAATCAATCAATTTAGAAGAGAGGAGGGAGATAGAAAAGAGTTGCAACATTATGACTTACTAAAGGTTATTAAGCTTGAATTTGAGGAAGAAATAGCTGACGGAAAAATTTCCGCCGGGTCCTATAAAGATAAACAAAATCAAGAAAGACCTATGTTCATCTTAGACTTGCAACAATCAAGACAAGTGCTGGTAAGAGAATCCAAGTTCGTTAGAAAAGCAGTCATCAAATACATTGATGAACTTGAAAATAAATTGAGAGGTCAATTCCAAGTGCCAACTAGCTTCGCAGAAGCATTAAGATTGGCAGCGGAACAACAAGAAAAGATTGAGAAATTAGCATTAGATAACAAAGTAAAAGATCAACAAATTTCAGAGCTACAACCAAAGGCTAGTTATTATGATTTGATTCTACAATGCAAAGATTTATTATCTATGACTGTTATCGCAAAAGACTATGGAAAAAGTGCTGAATGGATGAATAAAAAGTTACATCAATTAGGAGTGCAATTCAAACAAAGTGGAATTTGGTTCTTATATCAAAAATATGCTGAAAATGGATATACACAAACAAAAACACAAAATTATTCAAAATCTGATGGAACACAAGGAGCAAGACCACATATGTACTGGACACAAAAAGGGCGCTTATTTTTATATGATTTGTTAAAAAATAACGGAGTATATCCAATGATAGAAAGTGAAGAAATGAGAACGAATATAGCATTGGTTGGGGGTACCGAAAATGAAGATAGAGGAATTTAGAAAGAACTGTAAAAAAATCCACCTATGGTGGGGAGAAGAAGACGTAACAAGATTAACAAGGTTTTCCGAGATTATGAAGAAGACTACAGTAGACTCTGTAAAGTATTTGTTAATATCTAAAGATTCCATTGGATTTACAGATCCCTATCGTGCAGTTGTGATGAAAGCTAAAAAAATTGTAAATGAAGTAAAGAAACCTCTTGGATTTTATTCCTCAGACCTATTGTCTTTACTAAAAGTTGCACAAGAAATTGCATTGATAGATGACTGTACTTTGGTAATTCGTGTAAAAGAAGAAATACATTTATTTACACCTACTGTTAATCAAGTTCCTGATATTTCACAAGTGTGTAAGATTGTACCTAGTGATGCGGAACGTGTGGCATTTCGTACAGACATTTTTTCAAAAAAAGAAATGTCTTTGGCAGATACGTTGTCATGGAAAGCTATTTGCACATCATTTCAGTCAAACGATTTAGATTTTATGTTTCCAAGATTCTATTTCACACATGACGGAATTGTTGCAAAAGCAGAATTTGGAAAAACACACTTAGAGATGTTATTTCCAATCACATTAGAAAAAGAATGTCATAAAGCGTTGAATCCTAAGTTTATCGATTTATGGATAAGAGCAACTACAAAAGAAAAGGTGACAGGAACTTTACTTTATAATGGTAAAACAAGTAGTCCGATTTGCTTTGAAATATCAAACTTAAAGTACATTGTATTGCCAATCGCTTGGCGGAAAGGAGAGAAAGAATGGAAAACGAAAATAATGCAGTAAAAAATCCTAAGCATTATCAATTGGGAAATTTAGGAATAGAAGTAATTGACGTTATCCGAGAAGTTACAAGAGAGCTGAAAGATGGATTTCAAGGGAAATGTGTGGGAGATATTTTGAAGTATGTTATGAGAGCACATAAGAAGAACGGAATACAAGATTATGAAAAGGCACAAGAGTACTTGACATATTTGATTAAGTATATGAAGAGAGAGCAAGGTGGCTTGGAATGAACAGAATGGTAGGAGCATTATTTGGTGTATTGTGTATGATGTTAGCAATGTTAGAAATTAGAAGAGGGACAGTAACAAAAGAGAAGAGAAAAATTTACGAAGGAATAGTAGCACTATGTATAACTACATATGCATTTTATTATTTAATACGATAAGTATAAATGCATTTATATTAGACAGGGTAATAACAAACGATGTTGTTACTCTGTATAGGATAAATACATGAAACAAAAAAGAGAGGAGGGAAGATGTGACTAAGAAAGAGAAAGCATATAAGAAATGGTTGGAGCTAGGAGGAGAGAAAGCTCCTAGAGGAACACTATCCATGATAGCGAAGGACTTAAGAATATCTTCTAACTCTATTCGAGTATGGAAAAAAAGAGAATGGTGTGTAGATGGAAAACAAAGAGAAAAGAATGTAACGAATATTCAAAGTGTTACAGATGATTGTAACGTTTCTGGAATGTTACAAAATGTTACAGAAAATGAAGAAGCTATACCTATTAAGCGTGAAACAAAAAAAAGTCTACTGGAAGAGGAAAATAGGGTAAAAAGGCTCGCTAAGAGTCAAGAACATTCTAAAAAACTAAAAAAAATCTCTAGAATGACAATGCAAGGATACACAGCAAAAGAGATAGCAGAAGCGGTTGATTTTCATTCAAGCACTGTAGCGAAATGGAGAAAGCGTTACAACTTAATACAACGAAGAGATGAGTTACAATTGGAAGCACAAGCTAGAATAGCAGAAGCAATCACAAAAGAAAGAGAAAAGAGAGCGTTACAATTAATAAAAGGGGCAGAATATTTAGAAGGTGTAGCGTTAGAAAAAATAAAAGACTTTCACACAGGAAAACATGGAGCAAGTGAAGGGAAGAAGTTAGCAGCGGAAATCAACGCAATTAAACAAGGGCTAGAAACATTAGACGCTGCTAAAAAATATACAGATTCTTGGATAGGAGCAGGAAATACAAAAGAAGTATCAGAACTAATGTTACAGGACAGGAAATATGAATTAGAACAAGAAAGGCTTGCATTTGAGAAAGAAAAAGCAACAGCAATATTATATACAAAGTTGTTAGAAATAGAAAAAGGTAATAAAGAAAATACAAGCGAAGAAATTCGCGGAGCAATTGAAGAACAATTTGGAAATTGGGAAATAGATACTTGGGAGGAAACGGAATGACACACAAAGATTCTAAAAGTTTTTTTGAGAATTTTATACAAGAAGATTCTGCGTTTCATAAATATAAAATTAGCAAAAGCATGGAAGAAAGATTAAAAATAAAAGATGTTCTTATTGAGATGATTATTTCAGGAGAGCTGAAACCATTTTCTGAATTAGAAAGGAATGTATGGCTATTGTATAGAACTGGAATGTCTTCGGAAGAAATACAAAACAGATTAGGAATTTCAAAATCAATGTATGGAGTCGTAAAATATCGTGCTGGGAAGAAAATAGAAAATTTTGCAGAAAAGTTCAAAGAAAGAAGTGAGAAGTTATGTTGCAAAATATAATTCGTATTGTTAGTACAGAATATAAAAACACGATATTACGAAAAAGAAATAAACTTTTAGAAGATAGTTTTAGAATGATAGAACCAAGTTTAAAGCAAAGAAAAGTATTAACTTGGTGGAGAGATAGCAGTCCATATAAAAATTATTTTGGAATTATATGTGATGGAGCAATCCGGAGCGGAAAGACTTCTTCGGTTATTTATAGTTTTATAACTTGGAGTATGACGAATTTTAATAGGCAGAATTTTATTTTATCCGGAAAAACGATAGGAGCATTTAAGAGAAACATCTTAAAAGATTTAGTTAGAATGTTACGTACATTGAAGTTTGAATATTCTTATAATCGTTCTGACAATGTTCTAGTAGTTACACTTGGAGAAATAACGAATTATTATTATGTATTTGGTGGAAAAGATGAGAAGTCAGCTGATTTAGTACAGGGGCTAACAGCAGCGGGAGCTTTTTTTGATGAAGCAGTGTTAATGCCAAAGAGTTTTTTAGACCAAGCGATTGCAAGATGTTCTGTAGAGAGATCTAAGATTTGGTTTACCTGTAACCCAGATAATCCTCATCATTTTTTTAAGAAAGATTTTATTGATATGGCAAGCGAAAAGAAATTGCTATATTTACATTTTACTATGGAAGATAATCCAACTCTATCTGAAAATAAAATACAACAGTATAAACTGATGTACAAAGGAGCGTTCTATGAACGATTCATATTAGGTTTATGGGTAATGGCAGAGGGACTGGTATATCAGATTATAGGAGATAATTTTATCGATGAAGATGAAATTCCAGTCTGTGACTATTATTACATTACTTGTGACTATGGAATATACAATCCAATGGCTTGGAATTTAATAGGGGTATTAGGAAATGAAGTATACATTATGGAAGAATATCATCATAGTGGAAGAGAAAGCAATGAAACAAAGACAGATGAACAGTATACTCAAGATTTTTTAGAATGGAAAGAAAGCATATGTAATAAATATGGAATTGAGATTGAATATACAATTGTAGACCCGTCAGCTTCTTCCTTTATTGTAGCGTTGGAGCAAGAGGGAGAATATGTTGTAAAGGCTAATAACAAAGTATTTGAAGAAGATTCAGAAAGAGTATCCGGAATTCCATTGGTACAAATTTATTTAAATAAAATAAGATTATTTGTCTGTAGAAATTGCATAGAAACGATAAAAGAATTTTATTCTTATCGTTGGGATGAAAAAAAGAGTATGCATGGAGAAGAAGTACCGGTAAAAGAAAATGACCACCATATGGATGGAATTCGGTATTTCTTTAATACAGTAATTGGGTATTATTATAAAAATGGAAATGATTCTGATGAAATTATTGCTGCATAGGAGGGAGAGCGTTGAGCAAGAAAAATAAAACAGTAGTAGATGATACTACATTAGAAAGTGTTGTAAGAGTATTATTTGAGAATATGCCTGCGGCAAAAGGGGACCTAACAGAGGATATTATAAAAAGAATGCTACAAGATGTCGAAATTGGTGGAGCGTTACAAAAGATTGAGAGAGAAGTAGCAGGAAGAATTTTGTCTGTAAAAACAGATAATGAAGAATTAAGAGCGATGATTCCAGAAATCGAAGCTCGATTTAATAATGTAAAATTTAATCGATTATTTAGAAATATGCTAGAAGCTTGTTACTATGGATATGCTGTATTTGAAAAAGTATATAACAAAGAAGATTATAGTCTAGCAAGATTAATTTATGTTCCACATAAATATGTGAAATATACAAAGGAAAAGAAATGGTATGTTTCTGCAGATAATAAAGAGCTAAAAATAGATAAAGAAACATTTTTGTTAGCTATTCATAGATATAATATAGCAAATAAGACAGGAGTTAGTATTTTAGAATCTTGTAAGATAGCTTTTACAGATAAAGAAATGTTTCAAGGGTACTTAAGGAGCATTTCTCAAAGATATGGAAACGTAATTACTTTATTTAAATATAACAAAGGAGAAAAAAGGGAAGATGTAAGAAGAAAAGTCGATGATTTACGAAAATATCAGGATAAACTTGTGTTGGCTATTCCTAGTGATTTTCAAGGAACTTTAAAAGACAATATGCAATTTATCAATTTATCTGATTTGAAGCCAGAAATTTATGCAAATTTACAGGATAAGGAAAGAAAAAAGATTATTCAAAATTTGCTAGGTGGAACATTATCTATTGATGATGGAAATGGAGTTGGTTCCAGAGCTTTAGGGACAGTGCATGGAGATGGATTGGAAGCAGTTATAAAAGAAAGATGTGAGTTTATATGTGATTGTTTACAGTCTTTACTGTATTATGACGGATTGTATCATGGATATGATTCTAAGCAGTTTTATTTTTCTTTAGAATCTTTAGAAGATGAGAATGATGTCATTCAAAAAGAGAAAGAAAAAGAAAATACAAGAGCAGTAAAAATAAAGAATTTTACTGATGTAAGATCGTTGGGATATAAAATATCCAAAAGTAAGCTAGCAGAAGCATTGGGATTAGAAGAAGAGGATTTGGAAGAAGTGGAAGAAATTCCTCATTCGTTAGAATTTGAAAGTAAAAAAAAAGAAAAATTACAGACTCTAGTCGAAAATGTAAGTAATACAGTGGACAAAAGATTGAAAAACAATAAAGAAAAAGAAAATGCTTTTTCTAAAAAAATGAATATTGCTATGAAAAAATGGTTAAAAAATCCATTAGAGGAAGAATTGGATTTGGATATGGAAATATTAGAAGAAGATTATATTATTATGTTCTTACTGGGGTATTTGGACAGTCAGGAAAAAGCATTAGAATTTGAAGAAGAATTAGATCCAATCTCTTTACCATTTACAAAAGCGATTAAGTCTATTGTAGAGAGAAATCCAGTAATGTATGACACTATAGAAAAAATAGAGGAAGAAGCAAGAAATAGAATGTTTTGGATAAAAAAATCTACAGAGCTGGAAGCTACTAAGAAAGTCTTAACCAGTTTGCAAAAGAATTTAGAAAAAGGTGGAACTTATCATGAATGGAAAAAAGATATTGAAAGTATAGCAGAAAAAGCAGGCTTAGGAGAAGATGGTTGGTATTCTGAATTGGTATACAGAAATGCTATGAATAATGCTTATGCAGCAGGAAGATATGAAGAACAAATGAATAACATAAAACAAAGACCATATTTTATGTATAGTGCTATCAATGATGATAGGACAAGTGAAATTTGCAGAAGTTTAGACGGAAAAGTATATCCAGCAGATGATGCAATTTGGCATGTTATTTATCCACCTAATCATCATAATTGTAGAAGTCAAGTGATTGCATTAAATGAAAAGGAAGTGCAAGGATATGGTTTAGAGATTGAAAAGCCGGATAAAGAAATTAAGAAAATGGCTAAAAATATGAAAAATTTTAATACGGCTCCTGTCTCTAATAGGTTGAAAAATTTAGAAGAAAATGTTAAAATAAAAGAAAAAAAGGTTGTAAAAATAAAGGAAACGATTGGAAAAATTTCTGGAGCTGTAAAAAATTCAGGAGCATTGAATAATGAGAATGACCCTTACGGAGAAAAAAGAGATGCTCATGCAGAAAGATATTATAAAAGTGTAAGAAACAGAAAAATAAAATTTTATATCAATGCGATTGCTAGGAATACAAAAATGAATAAGAAAGCAGTAGAAAACATTATTCAACATGTATTTTTTAATGAATATCTGTTGAATGGGAAAATAAAGAAATTTGATCCAAATTATGATATGTCAGAATCATTTAGAAGATTAAGTACAGGAGTTGATATACAACCTCATGACATAATTTTGTTAAAACATGAAAGATTAGAATATTTCTTAATGAGAAGATATGGGTATGACTACGAAACAGCACATAGCATAACTGAAAGAAAATACAACTATAATTTAGCAACAGACATCTTTTTAGAAAAAATAAGATAGGAGGGAAATATGGTAGGTTATAATTTAAAAGAAGAAACAATAGACAAAGTAATATACGAATATTTTCCTGAAAAAAGAGGAGAAGCGGGAATATTACTTTATATAAAAAATACAAAAGAGCTTTTGATAGAAAAAGAAGCTCCAGAAGATAAATTTAGACGTTATGCTTTTCATGCGAGAAAATCCATTTTAAATGATATTGAAGAAAATGGAAAATTCCCTAAAACTGGAATGGCTGCATGGTACTAGGTGATGTATCATGATAGAATTAAAAATAAAAAATGACTTAGCTCTTTATGTCAATAAAGTTTCCGGAAAGGTAAATACGAAAGAATTAATGGAAGAGATTGCTAATGATATGCAAGCACGTGTCCAATCAAGATTCAGAATGTCAGTGGGACCTGATGGTCATAGATGGTTTCCAATCGGAATCCGTAAGGGAAAACCCTTGATGAATACCGGGTTATTGTCTAAAAGTATTAGTAGCAAAGCTACTATGACAAAAGCAATTGTCGGTACAAACAATAGATATGCTAGATTGCATAACTATGGTGGAGTGATACGAGCAAAAAGTGCAGGAGCATTGACAATTCCCATTAGTCCTAAGTCATATGGAAAAAGTGCTAGAAGATTTAGAAGTGCTTTTTTAGTAAGAACACCCGGAGCAACTTTTATAGCAAGAGAGGTAGGAAGAGGAAAAAAGAGACAACTAGAATTTCTATATGTATTAAAACAATCTGCAAAGATTAAAGCCAGACCTTTCTTAGGTATCAATACCGCAATGCAAGAAAGGTACAGACGAATTGCAGAAGAATTTTATAGAAAAGCTTGGAAAAAGTAAAAAAATAAGTTGATTTTTTGTAAGAAAAAATGTATACTTCAAGTAAGAAGAAATTCTTCCCTTGACTATCGAGGTTGGGGATAGGACTTACTAGGAAGACAGTAGGGACCCATATGGGGGCAGGAATAATACCATATTCTCGCTGATGAAGAACAGCTAAAAAATCTTTCAGTCTTCAAAAATAAAAATTAGCCTGTTATGATATTTAACAGGCTTTTTTCTTAGAGGAGAAAATATGACAATTGATTATAAAACTAGGAATAAAAAAGTCTCTATTAGTCAAGTGAACTTCTATGATATTTTTCAATTTTATAAAAAAGAGATAATTCCATATAAATTTACATATTTTTTATCAAATGGAAGTATTATTGACTTAGAATTTGAGGAAAGTAATTTTTCTCATCTAATAGGGGTTCATAAACTTTATAAAGCGAAAAAACCATTAGAGATCATAAATGAAATACTAAATAAAAAAATTACAATAGGAAACGTTAAAAAAATTTATGGAGAAATAAAACCTGAATTAAAAGATCGTTTTATGTATTTTCCTTGTTTGTACCACATATTGCTTAATTCTGCCGAAATTTTAATATTTGATTCTAAAAAATGTATGCCTACTAAATTAAAAGCGTCTTTTCTTCTAATTGCTGGAGATATAGCTGTAACTGTATATGTTGCTATTAAGAATATTGATGAAAATAGTGGAACAATACGTTGTGTTGGAGTAAGCTTTATTGTAGATAGAGTAGATAAATATCAAAAAGAAAAACAAGACAAATTAGAAATAATAAATATACAAATGCAACAGAGATAGAAAATTCATCTCTGTTTTTTTTTATTATATTTTATATAAAACTGTCGAAAGTTTGACAAATAAAGAAAAATATAGTACAAATAGATTGTAATCAAAATTATTGGAGGCTTATAAATGGTATTTTATATTGTAATTGTTATATTGTTAGTTATAGCTGTTGTCGGTTGGACATCTGGAAGTGGTTTTCAAAGAGAAAACTTGATTTTAAAACAAGAAAAAGATATTTTAGAAAAAGAGAATCAGAATTTAAAAAATAAATACAATGATTTTTATTCTAAGGTAGAAAAAGAATATAAACAAATTATGGATATGGATCAGGCAGTACAAGAAAAAGAAAATAAAAAAAACGAAATAGAAAAAGAAATTTTAAAATTAAAATCTGAAAACGAAACAGAAAAAGAACGTGCATTAAAGATTTTAGATAAAAAAAGAGAACTAGAGAAAGAAATTGAAATACTAGAGGAAAAACAAGATTTACAAGAATTTAGTTTTTATGAACCAAAATATTATTATGAAAGTTCCGCTCATTATAAAGCTATGATTGAAAGAGTAAACAATGAGATGAAATGGATGATTAAAGACAAAAAAGCTGCAACTTGTTCTGTTAGCTGGGAAGTTGGCGGAGATAAAAAGAAAGGTCAAAAAATGATTGATGATAATTTGAAATTGATGTTGCGAGCTTTTAATGGAGAAGCGGATGCAGCAATAGCAAAAGTAAAATTTAATAATGTTCATGTAATGGAAAAAAGAATCAATAAAGCTTATGAAACAATCAATAAATTAAACGAAACAAATATGTGTATTATTTCAGGAGATTATTTAAGATTAAAACTACAAGAATTATATATGAATTATGAAATGGCACAAAAAGAACAAGAAGAAAAAGAAGAGCAACGAGCTATTCGTGAACAAATAAAAGAGGAAGAAAGAGCACAAAGAGAATTTGAAAAAGCACAGGTAGAGGCTCAAAAAGAAGAAGAGAGAGCTCAAAAAGCATTAGAACAAGCACAACAAAAGTTACAAGAAGCTCATGGAGCAGCTTTAGATAAGTTAAATGCTAAAATAGAATTATTAAAAGCACAGTTAGAAGAAGCAAGCCACAACAAAGAAAGAGCAATGTCTATGGCACAACAAACAAAGTCTGGACATGTTTATGTTATTTCTAACATAGGTTCTTTTGGAGAGAATGTTTATAAGATAGGAATGACAAGAAGATTGGATCCAATGGATAGGGTTCGGGAATTGGGAGATGCCTCTGTTCCATTTAATTTTGATGTACATGCTATGATTTATTCTAAAAATGCACCAGAATTAGAAAATGCTTTACATAAGAAATTTTATGATAATAGAGTAAATAAAATAAACGACAGAAGAGAATTTTTCCGAGTGAACTTAGATGAAGTGGAGAAAGTTGTTAAAGAGTATAATGCAGAAATCGAATTCACTAAGATAGCAAAAGCAGAGCAATATAGAGAAACATTGGCAATGGAACAAAATCAAAAAACGAAATCAGAAATACAGGAAGAAGAGCAAGAAAAAGAAAGAAAAGAAGAAGAGTTAATTTTAAATATTTAAGGAGGATAAAAAAATGAAAAAGTGGTTATTATGGTTTTTAGTTGTTTTATGTGTATTTATGGTTGGGTGTACAAATGTTAGACCTCATAATGAAATTATGAAATCATCTAGCTTTGTAGATGTTGAGGTGAATGAAATAATATTTAATGGAATCGGAATAAAAATCACTAATAAAACAGATGATTTTGTTGAAATTGTTTGGGATAGTTCAAATTTAAATGATTATCCATTATCTTTTGGAAATAATCTTGTTACTAAGGCTTTGGAAAAGAAACCTAATACTTCAATAGAACCTAACGGAATTTTTAAAAAAGAAATGTACATTCCGGAGAAAATAAAAATGCCTGCAAAGTTACTTTTGAAATTAAAGAAAAAAAATGTTGAAGAATATGTTTCCATTATGTTGGAAGATAGAGGAGAAAAGATAGAAAGAAAATATAATATGTGGACAGGAGAATGGGAAAGTGGAAAATAAATTAAAGAGAGCCTTTAGGCTCTTTTTTTATATTTAAATATAGATTGACATTTTACAACAAATAAAGTAATATATATTCAAAGGAGGGGTATAGATGGAAGAAAAAACGATAAATTTTAAAATTGATTCTGAACTTTACAAAGAAATTAAAATAAAAATAGCAAAGGAGGGAAAAACAATTAAACAATATTTAACTGATTTAATAAAAAAAGACATGAAAAAATAAATAAAATCCCCTCTTCTATATTTTTCAATACAAAAAAGGGGAAGAAGTATGAGTATACTCACACTATAGCAAATGTATTATACCACCTTTTTCCTTTTTTTTAAAGTAAATTGTAGGCAATGTTTTTATTTTCAATTGAAAATGAAAACTGTATTGAACTACTCTTTACAACAAAATGTAAAAAAGGAGGCATTTATATGAAAATGCAAAAATGTAAAAACGGGTTATGGAAATGTACTTTTAAAAACTTAGAGTTCTATACATCTACCATGAGTGGAGCAATAGAAATCGCATGGAGAATGAGTGGTGGTAGGGTATGACATACAAGCCAGAACTAATAAAGAAAAATAATGTCTATGTAGTAAATAGCAGAATAGTAGCTAAAGAATTAGGAAAAGAACATAATCGAGTATTAAAAGATATTGATAAGATTTTAGAAAAGTCAGATTTGACTTCTCTAATAATACCAAGCACTTATAGAGTGCCTAACCAAAGAAGAAGCTATAAAGAATATCTTTTAACGAAAGACTGCTTCATTCTGTATATGTTCAACATTCAAGGATATAATGATTTTAAAATAGCATATATCAGAGAGTTTAACAGAATGGAGAATCTCTTAAAACAACAAACATTACCACTAGAAAATAAAGTAAGAATTGAAGACATGACCTTTGAACAAACTATGAGAACAGTCAAAGGTATTATGAACAATTTAAAATCTAGGTTAGTCCATGAACGTGATATTTTAAATATGCAAATATCTGAATTAGACAAGACAGGACTAACAGATAATATTTATACTGTAAAAGCAAAAGGAAAAACTTATACAGTACAGGATTTAGGTGATTAACATGGCAGCAAAATTTCGATATATGTTTATAAGAGATTGTGATAGATATAATTATAAAAAATGTATCTATCGAGATACCCCGCTTGGATTTTATTGTATTAAATCTTCTATAAGCCAAGTTATGCTAAAAAAAGATCGTGTAGATAGTGAAATTTTTGAAATGATATTTCCTAATGTAGACGGATTTGAAATGAAGAAAATATATCCAGGCGATTCAAGAAAGTTACTAGCTCTTTTAGCAGAATACAAAGAAGAATTATACAAAATAGATTTTTTAGCAGAAAAAAAGGATTTTTTTGTAAAATTTGAAACAATGTTGGAAAAATCTATTGAATTAAAAAAGCCAATTATTATTGGAGTAAAATAAGATAAACAGGACATTGGGAATTGAATAAGGAGTAAAATTATGAAAGAAGAAAGATTACAAAGAACAATCACTATCAATTCTTCCTTAGATACTGCAATTATAGAAATTGCAGATGAAAATGATAGGAAATATACTTTTGTACTAGAAGCATTAGTATATGAAGCTTTACAAGGTAAAACGGATATAGGGAAGATATTGAACAATTATGAACAGTATAAGAAGTTATAGAAAAACATTTATAAGAGGGAGAAATTCCCTCTTTTTTTATAAAAAATACTTGACTACGTATATAATACGTGTTATAATAATTATGAGGTGGTTACATGAGCTCAAAAGACCTCATAAAGCTACTCAAGCAAGACGGTTGGTATCTTGACAGGATTAAAGGCAGTCATCATCATTTCAAGCACCCTAGCAAGAAAGGATTGGTAACTGTTCCACATCCTAGAAAAGATTTACCTCAAAAGACCGTTGAGAGTGCTTTAAGACAAGCAGGGCTACTATAGCCTTGCTTGTACCTCAAAAAATAAAAAAGGAGGGATTTTATGGACGTAACTTACCCAGCGATTATAACAAAAGAGGAGGGACTTTTTTACATATGTTTTCCTGATGTTGTTTTAAATGAGGATGACAAAGGACAGGAATATATTTTATATTCAACATATGGAGAAAGTTTAGAGCATGCAATAGAAATGGGGAAAGAATGGCTAACTCTAGCTCTTGAGGAATACGAGGAGGAGAAAAAAGAGTTTCCAAAACCTAGCTCTATTGAAGAAATAAAAAAGAATATAAAAAATAATCAGGAAGTAGTTTATTTGACAATGAATTATGAATACGAAAAATCTTTGATTAGGGTATCATATGTCAAAAAAACGTTAACTATTCCAAACCATTTAAATATTCTTGCACAAAATAAAAATATAAACTTTTCCCAAGTTCTACAAAAGGCTTTAAAGAAAGAGCTTGGGATAAGAGATTAAAGAAGCGAGAGAGAATCTTGCTTCTTTTTTTTATTTTTTTAAAAAAGTTGTTGACATATATTTGAATATGGTGTATACTATATTCAAGAAAAGAGATTAAAAGGAGTGGTAAAAATGACAAGGACAGAAATTTTAAAGGAAATGAATAGATTGGCTAACATGCTTCAAGAGTTGGACGGAGACCACAAGGTCGAAAGAACAATCAGCGAAGGTATGGAAGTTATGAAATTTACGCTAAACCTTAATTATAGCGTAAGCTATGATAAGGACGAAGCTTTAGAAGTTGCAGAAACAATCAATGAAGATTGTTTCCAATATTAAGAAAGGAGGAAACTTTATGAAAGAAGCGAGAATATGGAGAAGAGGAAATAGCGTTGTAAGCAAAACGCCTTACAACGAAGAATTTATAAATTTTGCTAGAGAACAAAAAGCAAAATGGAACTCTAGTGAAAAAACTTGGATTTTCGCAGATACAGATTTAGAATCTGTAAAAGCGGAAATGGAAAAATATTTTGATGTTGTAGTTGGAAAAATCCAATTACACGATGAAGGAAACTTTGCCATTCTAAGAGAAGAAAAACATGAATGGCAAGAATTGAGCAAGGAGTTACAAAACTACTTGCTAGAAAGAGCAAAGCCGAGAGAAAAAAACGGCAAGCTCGAAATAAGTTTTGGAATGAGCATTGGGTTAAAAGTCAATGCGACCAAAACAGAAAATGGATTTACAATAGACGATACTGCTATTGTAAATGAATAAAAAACTTTTAAAAAAATAAAGGAGTGAAGAAAATGAACACATTAAGTCAAAAAATAAAAGAATGCGAAGAAGCAATAAAGGATAAAAATCTTATCCTATTGGAATTGTATTGGAAAGCAGGGAAATTTCTATATTTCGAAGTACAAAAAGAAAAAGAATATCCTCTTTTCATTAAAGAAATAAAAAATCTAAAAGAAAAATTATCCAAAAGAGGATTGAATGTTAAAGAAATTAAAAATTTTTTTCAAGAAGATGAAGCCTACAACAATCAAAGACTTCTTTTTTTCGAAATAAAACGAGTATTTGAAAAAGAAAATTTTATGAGAAAAACGAAAATTAGAAAAACAATGATACATGAGTTTTCGCAAGAAGAACATTATCATTGGATTTATAGTAATAAAACAAAACATTACTATATGCCAAAACATTTTTGTTTAGACTATGAAGAGGCATATATAGTGGGAAATCATTTCGTAATCGACGACAAATGTTCACACAGAGAGTTGGCGGACGATATAAACGAAAAAAGTCTACTAATTATGTGCTTAGTAGAGGATGTCGAAGAAATACATTGCAAACCCTACAGAATTTTCGTTGATTGCAAAGATAACGAAAATACAATCAAAGAAAAAGTAGAAGAAGCATTAAAATTTTTTAAAAACTAAAAAAAGCCTACTTGGAAGTACCAGTTTCAAGTAGGCTATATAAAAAATAGAGTGGTATCTCCATGTATAGTATAGCAAAAGAGGAGGGAAAAATCAATGGAAAATGGACATGGAGGAAAAAGGGAAGGAGCTGGAAGACCAAAAAGCTCAACGAAAATTTATAAAACAGTAAGACTTGAAAAAGACTTACTGGATAAAATCGAAAAAATAGAAGGGACCTTCACTAGTAAAATAGTGAGAGGTCTAGAATTACTTTTAGAAAAGGAGAAAAAACAATGAAAAAATTTAAATTAGAGGATAGAATAAAAAAAGAAGTCTATATGAATTTTTATGATTTACTTCTTGAATATTGCAAGAAGGGAAGAATAAAAATGGAAGAAAAATATGGATATTTAGGAGAAGGAGATAAAGTTTATCTTGAAAAAATAAACTTTATTTATAATGAATGCTTCTGTAACAAGGAATTTGATTCTGCAAGAAAAGTTGCAGACATAACAAGTTATGTCTGTTTTCATGGGAATAATTATATTATGCCCGTGTTAAGACTTTTACTAGAAATCGAAAATCAAAGTGTTCGAAACGAATTATTCAAGCACTTTGGAGAAGTTTTGAAGAAAACAGAAGAGTTTGATAAAGAAAAAAACAAACTCTTAATCATAAACGGTTGGGAAGGAACTACCAACCAAATATCAAGAAGAAACTATACAGCACTTCTTGAGTTTAAGAGAATTGTAGATTATACAATTACTCAAAAGGAACTAGATTATTCTGTAGTTCCAAATATCATGATAGAAAGAGAAATATTTACTAATGAGAGTAAAGATTTTATCGCTATGACAATTAGAGAAGAATTTTAATTATTCTATAGCTTAAGACTGTAAACAGAAATGTTTGCAGTCTTTTTTTTATTTTTTTTGAAAAAACAATATACTATTTTCGTCTTTTTTTATGTTTTTTTCTAAAAAAGCATAAAAAATGCAAAAAAATTAACAAAATTGTTAACCCTCATCTATTAGTAGAGAGCATAGTGCGAGGGAGGTGACTAAGAATGAAAAAAAGATTGAAAGTGTTTGAAAGTGGTAATTATCCTCAAGGAAATTTTGAAGCAGACAGAGTGAAAGCTGTTTTTGAAAAAGTTGTAGATAAAATTCCGGGTATTTTTGCTCATAGCTCACATTGGGCAAAGAAAGAAGAAGAACCTGTTTCAGTTGGAGAATTCTCTAATTTCGAACTTTTAAATAAAAATGGAAAGTTGGTTGTATTTGGAGATGTGGAATTCAATGAAAAAGGAGCAGGATACTACAATGACAAGATTTTGGAGGGAGTATCTGTAGAAATAGATCCTAAGACAAATACTTTACACAAAATTGCAGTATTGCCAAAGGGTGTAAAACCACAGGTTGCAGGAGCGGAATTTGAGTTAAAAGAAGATGAACTACAAGGGATTTATTTACAATTTGAAGAATTTGAGGAGGAAAAAATGACACTAGAACAAATTATGGCAACATTCCCAGTTCTTTCTTTAGATGATAGAGCAAAATTAATCAATAGTTTGGTTTCGACTGTTACTGACGAAGAAAGAAGCGGAATGAGAAAACTTATGGAATGGGAAAAAGTAGAAGCAATTCAAGTAGAACCGAAAGTTCCGAAAACAGAAGATGAAATTCGAGCAGAAATCACAGCTCAAATGGAATTTGAAGCAAAAAGAAATCAATTGATTGAAAAGGCAAAAGCAAAATTCACACCAGCACAACAAGAATTTATTGAATTTGCATTAAAGAAAGCAGGAGAAGAAAGAGCAATTGTTTTGGAATTTGAATCTAATGGAAAGAAAGAAAATATGTCTTATTTTGAAAGATTTGAAAAAGCGATAGAAACAATGGAAGACGCTGCTAATTTTACAAGCAAGACAAAAGAATTAGAATTTGAAAACAAAGAAGAAAAAACAGATATGATGAAGCAAGCTTATGATAGAACAAAAGCTAGATTTTCAAAGTAATAGGAGGAAAAGATGACAAAAATAGGAGTTTTAATGTTTGTGTTAGCGGTAATTGGAACTGCTGCACATTTTTGGAACAAAAAACATAACGAAAGAAAAGGAGGGAAAAAATAATGGCTAAATATGAAAGAAAAGAAAAAGAGTTAGCACAAATTGTAGAAGATACTCTTACTATAGCTGGAGTAGTGAAGCAAGATGAAGATGTGGATCTTTATTCTTTAGTTGCATACAATCATTCAGAAGAAAAATGGGTTAAGTTTGTTAAAGAAACACATAAAACTGGTTTTGCAATAGCGATGGTTAAAAAAGAAAAAGGAACAGAATTTGACAATACTGGAAAGGACGATGTAGTTCCATTATTAAAAATTGGAATTGTAAATAAAGAGGTAGTAAAAAAGGCATTTTCAGAATTAGATGAAGAAACAGTAGGAATTTGTTTGGCACAAGGATTAGCAATTCTTTAATAAGAAAAGGAGGAAATGAATGTTAACAGAAAGACAAAAAGAATACATTGGGGTATATGCAGCAATTCCAAGTCCTAATATGTTTTACTGGGATTTGTTTAGAGAAGCAAGAGAGGCATATTTGGGACTAGGAGAAACAATCAATTTAAATGAAGTTATGGCAGAAATGAAGGAAGCAGGAATTGTACCAAGAGATACAGAATTACCACCTATGACAATAAATGGAAATGTAGCAGTTTCTATCACTCCTGACATCGTTGGAAACTCTGTTGGAATCTCTGCATTAGATTCTATCAATGCGAACAGAACAGATACTGTAGTGGTAAATGGGCAACAAATGACAGCTTCTCAATATGATGTTGAGAACAAAACTATGACTTTGAAGAATTCTATTTGCAATACAACAAATAGAATGGCCGCACAAGCTTTGCTGACTGGAAAAGTGAAATGTGCAGGAAATCAAGAAGTTGACATGAAGTTGCCGAAAGATGTTGAAGTAAACAGTAAACCAAAATCTTGGGTAACTTTCTTTGTAGAAAAAATCAACGATTATCAAATTGAAACTGGATATATGCCAAGCTACATTTTGGTAGGATCTAAAATTGCAGCAGAACTAATTACAGAAATTCAAAATACAAAAGCAAGTTTATTGGCTGCAAAAGTAGAAAAGAAAGGACAATCTGCAATTATCAATATCAATGGAGTTTTAAGTGAAATTAGAACTTTACCACCTGCGATTGGATATACAAATTTAATCAAAGAAACAGAAGATAAAGTTTTCCTTATTAACAATATGAGCTTAGTTCCATTATATGCAGGATTGGAATTTGTAGGAGATACAAATAATCCTGAAATGATGAGAGGAGATGTGTTTGTTGATAAAGGAGATGTCAATAAGCAAACAGGTAGAGCTACTTTGTTTGCAAAATCTGCTCCATTCCCAGCTATCGCATTACCTAAATTGATTAAAGTTTATAAAGTTACTTTAGGATAATTTTATGACTAAGGATTTTTTAGAGCGATATAGCGAAAATGTTCAACTTTTTTTAAAAGAAGAATATGGGAAAGAAGTAGAGAAAAAACTTGAAGATATGCGAAAAGAAGCGGATTTCTTAATAGATACCTACGGAATTGATGTGAAGAGCATTAAAGAAACGAATTTGGAACTATTACGAGATTTGCATGCTGATTTTCGTGTATATACAAGAATGGCAAATGAAGAATTAGCAAGAGATGCAAAACAAGAATTTTATGACTTGTTGGATGCATATAAAGAAACGTTGGATAAGAAATCAGACACCAGCAATGCTGGGAAAGGAATTATGGTGTTTCTATGACAAAAGTAAAAAGTACAGCGGAATTACTCAATCGAGTAAAAGAAATATTGCAAGAAATTCCTAGTGTTATTCCTTATGTTAAGTTTGCTTTCTTGGAAGATCAACTTTTCAAAAAACCAGTTAGCAACTCTATTCTTATAGAACCGTTGGGAGAGTCTATCTCTCCTAACGGTATCTCCTTAGCTCATCCTTTGAAAGAAACAAAAGGATTTATCATTCATTACTTATTTAAGTCGATGACACCTGATTTGCATATGATTCCTTTTGTAGAAAAAAAAGATGAGATTATTAATAAGTTGCTAGACGAAAGAATGATTGGGATAGAAGGATTGTTTCTTAATTATTCAATACAAACAGAACATTATAAATTCACTACTGATGAGGTTGGAGAAGAAATTTGGGTAGTGAAGATAATATTTCGAGGACAATACAGGTAAAGGAGGGAAAAAGAGTGATTAAATTATTGATTGGTGTTCAGGATAATGCGAAAACAAAAGCAAACACTTTAAAAGCTTATTCAGCTACAGAAGTGGATTTGAATCCGGATTTTAATAGAGTGCAATCAGAAGCATTTACAGATTCTGCTTATAGAGAAAAAGGATATGTATCTGAAAGAAAAGCTAGTGGAAGCTTTACCTTAGAAGTAACACCAGAAACATTAAAAGATTTATTACCAGCTTTCGGGTATAGTCTTTCTGAAGTTCCCGGATTGTCACCTAGTGGAGAAATTACTTTTGATGGAATAGAAAAAATAACACATAAGGGAATTGCGAATGAAGGTGGAAAAATTGATAAGTTCTTCACAATCGTGGAACAAGATTTGGAATTTCAAGAAGAAAACATTATCACAGGAGCTCAATTTAATAGTGTAGAGTTGAACTTTAGTAAAGGATCTTATGTCACTATGAAAGTTGATGTGATTGGATATAAATTTGAATACAAAAATAGCAAAAGTGAAACTGGAGAAAATGTATCTGACATTGATAATGTAATTACTTGTAACGGAATTCATCTATCTTTAGATGATAAAGATATTTCTGCAAATGCTCAATCTATAGTTGTTACGATTAACAACAACTTAGAAGCTAGATTTGGATTGGGAAGTCCGGATGCAACTGAAATTAGAAGAACAAATTTCATTGAAGCAAAAGCAAATTTGACATTTGTTGGGTATGAAAAAGAAAAATACAAGACTGCATATGAAAGATTAGTTGAAGGAAAAACAGGAAAGGCAAATATTAAATTGCTTGGAACTGAGAAAACGTCATTTGGAGTACAACTTCATAAAATTGGAGTATCTAGTGTACAAAAAACTGATAAAAAATCAGGAGCAGGAATGACACAAGAACTGGAAATTTTTAATGATAGAAGCAAAAAAACTCCAATTACATTTGTATTTGGAACTGTAAATTAAGAAAAGGAGAATAGAGTATGCAAAAAATTTTAAAAGTCGGGACAGAAGAAAATTATGTGGAATACAAAGAACGCTTAAGTTTTATTGAACGACATAATTATAAAGAAAAAATTAAGCCAAAAAGCTTAAAAATGAATAGGAAAAAAGAAGATTTTACATTGAATGTGGAAGAAAATAAATTTGAAAATTCTCCAGAATTTATGTTACTTCAAGCACAAATTACAAAAATTGTAGAAGAAGGAGAAGTTATTTTTGATTATGAAGACGGAAAAAGAAAAATTTCTGCTCAAACATTTAATAAAATCTTTGAAAATGCTGACAACTTAGATGAAGTATTATCTAACGTTTTAAAAGCGAATAAGTTGTCTGTAAAAGAAGAAGAGGAGGAAGAGGAAAAAAACGACTAGATGTTCTTATTCAAGCAGCGGAACATTACTACCATAACCGGAAAACTTCTCCACAAGCAGAAAATTATGATGAAATTATGGAAATGAAAGAAAAAATACGCTTTTATATTCGTTATCTAGGAAGAGATTCTTTTACCGGGTTTTATGAATTAAGGTTTCTTCCTGACGGAGAAAGTGTTGGATATAATCATCACGATTGGGAAGATATTTGGTATTTAGAGAATGTGAAGAATGCTTTGAATGAGATCATATCCCAAAAGCAATAGAGGAAGATAAAACTTCCTCTTTTTTTAGAAAAAGGAGGTGGAACAATGATAGATAACAATATGACAATGACGGTGTCTTTGAATGATGAAGCTAGTCCAGAGTTTAAAAAAATGGCAAATAGATTTGGTATGTCAACAAATAAATTTAAGAAATATCTAAAGGATATGATGGCGAAAGCGAAAGAAATGGAAAGAGAAATCAATAAACTTGATTTTAAAAAGCTACAGGAAAATATCAAAACTTTACGTCAAGAAGCACAAACTCAATTAGCAGAAATGAAAAAATCTTTAGAAAGTTTAAAAGCAAAGTCTAAAGATGTTTTTTTGTCAATTGAAAAATGGACAACAAGAGCTGTTACTGCTATCGTTGCTTATACTACCATTGCAGGCAAACAATTCGCAGATTTAGAATCGAACATAAAAAAAGTAGAAACAATTTCAGATGATAGTTTTAAAAAGATTTCGAAAGAAGTTCGTAATATGGCTATGGCTTCAGGAACTTCTTCAAAAGAGTTAGCTGGAGCTCTATATGAGATTGTATCTGCTGTTGGAGATGTTCCTGAAAAATATAAAATTTTAGAATATTCAAATAAATTAGCAATTGCAGGATTTACAGATACCACTACTGCTGTTGACGTTTTAACAACAATCTTAAATGGATATGGAATGGAAATGTCAGAAGTAAATAGAGTATCTGATATTCTAATTCAAACACAAAATAAAGGGAAAATTGTTGTATCCGAATTAGCACAATACATGGGACCTATCATATCTACTGCTAAACTTGCGAAAGTATCTTTAGAAGAATTAGCAGGAGCTATGGCGACTATGACTGCAAATGGAGTAAAAGCTCCAGAAGCAAGTACATATTTAAAAAATATGATGAATGAGCTAATTAAAACAGGAACAGACGCAGATAAGGCATTTAAGAAAATATATGGAAAATCTTTCTTGCAATTTAAAGAGCAAGGTGGAACACTGCAAGAAGCGTTAATTTCTTTGAATGAAAGTGCTAAAAAAAGCGGAATGACTTTGATTGATGTTTTCTCAAGCATTCGTTCTTCGTCCGGAGCGTTGGTATTAGCAAACAATATGGATAAATTCATAGATAGTCTAAAAGCTATGGAAAATGCTAGTGGAACAACAGATAAAGCTTTTCAAAAAATGATGAATACTTTTACTCAAAAATTCAAACAAGTAAAGGAAATTTTAAAAGAATTTGGATTAAGAATATTTGAAACGATTGCTCCACAAATCGATAAACTGATGGAAAAAATAAAAAGTATTGATGTTGACAAAGTGTTTTCACAAGAAAATATTGATAAAGTTGTAAGTTTTGGAAAAGCAATTGTGACTTTAGGAATTGCTTTGAAAGGTCTTAAATTTGCAAATGGATTTTTAGAGGGATTAAGAATTTTAACTGGTGCAGAAGTAAAAAAAGATATGTTAAGCGTACTTAAAAATGGCTTAGGAGCAACTAGAAATAACATAAAAGCTCAAGGATTAAGCGTGATGTCTTATTTTGCTAAAAAAACTCCAGAACAAATGCAATTACCTGGAATGGGAACATCCGGAACAAAAACTTCTATGTTTGCAGGATTGTTAACTTCATTTCAAGGGATGATTGGAAAATTCAAATCATTATTTGCTGGAGGATTTACTGCTGCCCTTAAAAGTTTAGGCGGTGTTATTGGGCGAATCATTCCTTATATTTTAGGTTCTGTAAAAGTATTTGTAGCTTTATTAGGAAAACTAGCTTTAATTGGTGCAGTTGTGGGAGCAGTTATATTAGCTTTAAAACTACTTTGGGATATTCTTTCTAAGAATAAAAATGTGACTCAAGTGTGGGGAAAAGTCTTAACAAATCTAAAAGAATTCATTTCTAATATCATCTATGTTGGAAAGCAGCTATACACATTTCTATTAAATACTTTCACCGGAGATGGTGTATTCGGAATGGTTGGAAAAGCTATAGGTAGTGTAGCAAGTGCAATAGGAAGTTTTGTCAACTGGATTATAGAAGCAGCAAATAAGTTATTAAGAAAAATAGGAAAAGAGATTGAAGCTGTAAACCTTGATTATCAGAATAAACAACAAAATGGAGCAAGTATAGAATATTGGGAGCAACAACAAGCTGCATTGAATCCTATAGTTGCTAAAGGGAAAGATAAAAATGTAGTTCCTACTGAAGGAAATGTTGCAGATTTAGCAAATTCTGCCGAAGATGTTGCTAAGAAATTCCGAGAGGGATTTGAAAAGTTAATGTCTGAAATTGGAGCTAACATTACAAAAGAATTTACAAATGAAGAAAAGCTAGCAGAATTGGAAAAAGCAAAAGGTAAATATGGAAAATATATTGATGAAATCAATCGAGCAATCAATAATGTCAAGTTAGACATTCTAGCAGATAAAATTTCATATCTTTCTAAGGGAATTAACATTGAGTCTATGGCAAAGTCATTTGAACAAAAAAAGAAAGATTTAGAACAAATGATAGAAGCTCAAAAAGAAATAATCGAACGCAAGAAAATAAAAGGAATTGACGAGTATGCTTTAAAAGAATTGGAAGACCAATTGAAAAATATGGAATATACACTTCGTAAATTACCACTTGATGAGCAAAAAGAAAAACTACAAGAATTTGCAGAAGCAATTGAAAAAATGCCAATTGATGAACAAATTTCTCGTTATAACGCTTTAATTCCAGCTATTGAAGGACAAATTGCAATAGTAGAGAAAATGGTAAATGATGGTTTATTAGACGAAAAATTCTTGAAAGATTACAAAAAGTATTTAGATGAAATTAAGAAAAAACAACAAGATGTAATGGCACAAGGTTTGACGACTTGGCAAAAATGGGGACAAGGAATTCAATTGCTTGCAAATACATTCTCTCAATTAGGAAGTGCAACAGGAAGCAAGACAATGAGCGGTATTGGAAATGTTCTTGGGAATGTTTTTAGTATCGGAAGTGCTTTGAAAAATTGGGGTGGAATGTCTTCTATTACCGGAATGTTTAGTGGAGCTTCTGGTGCTTTCACCGCAGGAATGACTTCATTAGGGGCAATAGCTGGAGCGGTTACTGGTGGAATTGCTCTAGTAGGAACAATAGGCTCTCTATTCGGAAGAAGCGGAAAGAAAAAAGCCGCAGCAATTGACGCAAGAAATAAAGAAAATGAAGAAGCATATAAGAAGCAGATTTCCGCATTACAGCAATTAACGCAAGCTATTCAACAAAACTCCGAAAGGATTAAAAGTTTTGCAGATAGAATGTTGACAGATGTTGCGAAAAATCCAACTATCAAAATGATTTTCGGAGGAGAAAGCAACTTTGATTTGTTACATCATTCTATGATAGCGGGAAAACATTTTGCGGATATAACAGCACTAGAAAAAGGTTCTAAAAGATACCGTTCAGGTTTTAGAAAGAAAAGTAAATCTACATATACCAAAGTAGATATTGGAGAATCTGAGTTATTAAGATACTTAGGGTTTAGTAAGTCAGAATTGGATGCATTTACAGATAGTGAAATGAAGCAATTGGATAGTGTGTTGCATAACGTTAATCACGAAACATTACGAAGAGCAACCGGAAGAAACTTAACAGAATCTTCTATTGAAGAATGGAAGAAACAGGTACATGAGTTTGTAGAGCAGATTAAATATCTGGAAAAAGAAAAGGCGGACCTGTTCAAAGGTTCTACATTAGAAAGCTTTACAGGCGTGGAATATAAGACGGAAAAAGAATTGATTAAGGAATACACAGAGCAATTCAAACAAATGGGATTAGTTGGAGAGCAATACAACGAAACCATTAAAGAAATGGCGAAAAATAACCAAGTGCTAATTACTTCTATGTTGGACGTGCGAAATAGCACGATAGAGGGATTTGCAAGTGGAAATGGTGGATTCTTAAGTTCTATGAAGTCTTACTTTGAAAAGATATTTAAAAACGCTTCTAGCGTGGCATATGATGTGGTATTTAGTGATTTAGACAACTACTTAACACGAGCTTTTGAGAAAATATCAAATAAGCTTGTGGACATTAAAAAGAATGGAAAGCTTGATTTTAAAGGTTTATTTAGTGACTTTGATTTTAAGAAATTGAAGAACCTAGACATCATGGAAAAGCAAGTAAAACAGTCTTTAGATGTCATTAAGAAAGAATTGCTAAGTCATGGGGTGGATTTATCCTTAATAAATAAAATGCTTCCATGGAGTGATTTTAACGATAGGATAAACGATTTGAAGAATGCTTTATCGAGTGCTATGAACGCAGGATTGGAAGAACATAAGTTCTCTAGTTTCACAAAAGCATTGGGACAATCTCTATATGATAGCGTGAAAAATTCTTTGGTTAAGGCATTCAGTGAAAGTGCTTTGTATCAAGGAATGATAGAAAAATTCATCCGGGCGGAAAATTTCCAAGCACAATTGGAAAAAGCAGGAAATTTCAAAGATGTCTTAGGAATAGC